GTATCCCATTGATGTCTCCAATAACATCCCGCTTTTCGATAAGCCGCAAAGGCTTATCGGAGGCAGGCACAATCAAGATAACATTCCCATCTTTATCAACGATATTAACATCGTGGGGGGTCAAGTTTACAAATGTAATTTCCATAAAATCGAATGTTATTTTGTTGTTATTAATTATAATATAATTCGTTTTTTTCGAGTAGGTATTTCTACCATTCTCATCAAACGTATCATTATAAAGCACAATTTCAACTTCACTGCTATACTTTTGATTGAATTCCTTAGCCATTGTTATAGCATCGTAAACAGTGCCTACAAACATACCTCCCTTGAAAGTCCTACCTTCCTTATAAGATAGGTAAAACCAATCCACAACATACCCATTATAGGTTTTTCTGATTTTCTCATGGGATAATGTATCCCCCAAGATTTTTTTGATGTTTTCAAAAACTAAATCGTTCATTTTTATATTTATTTTAAAAAATTTCTCTTCCAAGCATCGTGATAGTCAAACTCTTTTTCAAGAACGAATCGTATATCACAATGCTCTTTTATAGCATTGTTAAAATTCAATAAATCTATTATGCAAGGAAATGTATACACTTTAAAGTAACATTTTGCAACGGGCTTGAATTTTTGTAAATAGGGCATATAGTAATTATGCCCCGGTAAGTTAGGCTTATCAAACAACCCATTTTGATTAGATAAAACAAATGCCTTAGATATAACTGCCTTTTTACTTGTAGAATCAATAATAGAGTCCAATTGAGTTAGTCTTTTTAATAACATAAATCTTTTAGACCACTTTTTTGCTTTTCTTAAAATACTACTTTTATTTTTCATTTTTCTTTTAATTAAAATTTATACTACAAAGATATATTGTTTTTTTATACGTGTCAAGAAAAAATATGTTAAAAAATATTAAAATAATAAAAACAAATAAAAAACCACAGAAATACATCTGTGGTTATAATGAAAATAAAAACTTTTTAAAATGGTATGCAAAAATAAACCACTTTTCAATACATGTCAAGAAAAATAATGTTAAAAAATATTAAAAACAAATCTAACTAACTAATAATCAACAAAATAAAAAAACCACAGAAATACATCTGTGGTTCTACTGAAAGAAAAATGAAGCTAAATTAAATCAAAAGAAGCATACCTAACGGCATCAATGGCATGGTCGCCATTATTATTAACAATGCCCTTCTCACCATAACAATAACCCACTAATTCATTCAACAATTGATTATCAGGAGTGTATATGATGTAATCGGATAACTTACGTAATTGTTCCACTAAACTAACCCTTTGATTCTTGTAAAATATCCTACACCCCGCTAATCTTAATTCCTCCGTGAGTTGCTTATTACTCACGTCTGAAATAATCGGAGCATCTTGGTAATTTTTTATAATTTCAAATAGTTGATTAGCAGTGGCATGCGTAATGTATAATAACACTTTTGCAAACACTCTCCCCCCACCTCTATCAACCCACACCTTCACTAGCGCCGTAGCATCATGAAATCCTATATCTAACCCATATAAGGTAGGCAATGAATAATCTATATCCTCCTCCCTGCACCGCTTAAACCTTAGTATAATATTGCCTGAGTAGTCTAAAGGAACTCCAATAAATTCGTTTGCAAAAAGTTCCTGATTAAACCTATAAGCAACCTCAGCCTGTGTAACCATATCGTAATATCCTAAGGTATTTTTTGGCAAGTCTAAAAACGTAGTATGGATATGGATCACATCATTATCCTTGATAATAGGTACATTGTAAGTATTGTTATTGTACTCAACTTGTTCATACTCAATGTTATTACCAAAGCTACTGTATATCCAATGCCTGCTGTGCGTAGGATTGAATATTAGTACCGTTAGCTTATCAATACCTCCCCTGATTGACTTGTCAGGAATACTAAACTCCTGATAACTCTTAATATCTTGCGCCTCATCTATCATCAAAAAACTCATCCTATTGATACTCTTTAACTTAGACGGAGATGACGTCTTAATCCCATCGATATAATACCTATTATTCCCATAGATAATTTGACTTTTGGTTACTACCCCGTCAGGAATAGTGTCTGCAATATCGTTTATCATCTTCCTTGCCCCTGTGTAGGTATATCTCGCCACTACCCCCACCTCCCCCGACACCAACCTCACCCGCTTGGCAAGCAACTGAAATGAAACATAAGTTTTACCGCTCCCCCTCCCCCCACTCATTAACACATACCTAACACCCCGTTTACTCAACATCCTTTCCACGTATGGTTTGAACTTATTACTTAGTCTCATTGGTTACTTCTTCCAACTCATCAAAAGCATCATCAGCAATGTATAACATAATTGCCCTTTTTTTGTGATTCTCTATTATTACACCATCCTGAATTGCTTGCTCAAAGAAATCACTGCATTCATGGAAGTAATACCTATCAGTATAATAACCAACGATTTTGCTATCAAAAAAAACTAACTTCATATTTTTAGTTTAATAAAATTACTGCGTTTGATGTAATGCTTGCTTGAATAAAATTGCCTATTTCAATAACCCCCCTAAATGTAGCAGGCATATTAATAACAATTCCACTATTAGATTCGTCTATATATGGGAATGATGCAATAGTATTAATAACAGATATCCTGTTAATAGGTTTATCCTCATTGGTAGGCGCCCAAATATCATAAATTTGAAAGTCAACAATTGTTCCTATGGGTAAATTTATTGCTAATGAAAACCCCATTATCTGTATAGCAATATTATAACTACTTATATTGTTTTTTTTCCAAAATACTCCGCCGCCATAAATAACAATTGGTTCAAAGAATTCGGCAATAGGTCTGTGTATTGCTGAGCCTACTATGGTTGCAATCCTATTATTAAATTGGGATTGCGTTATATTATTAAATGATTGAATAGTAATAGCATTTACAGCCGTTACAATGCCCGTAACGTGCATCTTGGGATTAACAATAGGCAACATTAACTTGCCCGCAAAGCACCTGAAACCGTTAAACTTATAATCCATAAGAATTTTTTGCAATATTACAAAAATCAAACAAGAAATGCAATAGTAACAATAAATTTTTATTATTAACATATTTTAACTTGACAAACATTTTAAACCGATATATCTTTGTAGTATAATTTCAAAGAAAAATGAACAATTCAAGAATAGTTAACAGCATTGATGTAACCCATGATGATGCAATGGCATTATACGATAATTATTTGATTTGTGCGGACATTGCAGGGATTGAGCCCTGCGATTTATACACACATATCACTAACGGTAATTGTTATGTATGGAGACAGTATCCTCGCACAGATATTGGTTTCTGTGGTAATGTTATTTGTGATGTGTTTTTTGTAAGCCATATCTGCATTGCAGATAGAAGAGACCGATATAATTACTTACTTGACTTGCTCTACACTACTACCCCCATTGTGTTTGCCGTTCCGTTTAGACTTGCCAACCAATTGCAACGCATGGGTTTTGGAATGTTTAATATACCCGTTTATGTATATTTCAGAGGAGACTATGTTGAGAAGTTCATTTGTATTAATAAGGCAGTTAAGTGGCATCATATCGATATGCTGCTAACCTACTTTGATAAATGCGATAAAAAGCAAATTGCATTTAAGAAGTTTAAAAAGTTCATTACTAAAGCCTACTAATCAGAAAGCCACTTAACAGTGGCTTTTATCTTTTCTTATTCAAATGCTTAATAACCCGCTTTGATTGATTGACTATTTTGGTTTCAATTAAATTACCGAGTTCATCTACATTGATATTAGTCCCACCTGCATAATTATTACTTATCCACTGTTCTACTTTACCTTCATTCATAGCAGTAGCTAATCCCTTATACTGCTTAGTACCCTTTGCAGTAACCACACTTTCACCCCTTGAAATCAAAACTAAATTACTATCGCTTGTTTCTGTTCCTTTCCCTTGAAAATTCTCAACCCCCTCCTTAAACGCCCCCGCAATAACTGCCGCAAGTGCCTTAGCTAATATAATATCCTTAAACGCATTCTGAACCGCAGTCTTAGGTTCAATCTTAGCATAGCTTGCTACACTATTCACAAATGCAAGTGCTAATTGTGCATTTTGGTTTCTTTTTTCCTCAGCTCTTTTCTTTGCCTCTAATTGTGCAACTTGTTTTTCAATAGCATCTAAATTAGTCTGAACTCCCTGATTTGCCAATTGTCTTTCCTTCTCAATTGCATTATTCAATGTATTTAGTTGCCTATCAATGTTTTGAATATTTTTTTGGAAGTTTTGATTAACTAAATTCTGAGCTTCATTGATAGATTTAGTCCCAATATCGATAAGCTCGTTAAGTGCTTGCCTATTAACCTCTTTGAGTTTTTTATTCGTGTCCCTTTGCAATTTTTCAATTTCTAAGTTAAATTTTTTTAATATTGCAATACGTTCTTCTTCTGATTTTGCAGCAAGTAATTGTTCATCTCTTGCAATCATTAATTGTTTTAGCCTAATATCTTGAATTTCAAGCAATAATTTTTTTGTTTGATTTAATGAAACTAAAATAAAGTTTTTATTTTTTTGAATAGTATCTTCTATATTTGCAATAGTTAGTTCATCTGATATTGCTTCAATCTCTTTATTAATCTGTTTAATTCTTTGAAGCCTTTCTTGTTCTAATCTTTGCCTTTCAAGTTCATAGTTTTGTGTGATTTCATTTATTTTTTGTTGAGTTTCCAATTCAAGTGCAACAATTTGTTCATTGGTTAATTTTTTATTCTTTAATTGTTCTTGAAAATCCTTTTTAATCTTTTCAATTTGTGCATTTCTGATTTGTATCAACAATTTTTCCTGTTCCAAAATAGCAGGCAAGCCTTGTTTAATCCGCGCTTGCTCCAAATCAAACTGCAATTCTTGCAATTGTAATGCTTCTTTTGCCAAAGTTTGCCTCTTTAATCCATCTTGAATGGCTTCTTGTTCTGCTTTTTTTATTGCTTCAATATTATTTAGATATTTATTAGATTTATCAGCAACGTCCTCCCATGCATCTATCAATTCATTAACCACCTCCTCCCCAAATCCTCTCTCGGATAGCTCTTTACGCAAATCCTCTGCGGTTTTAAATGTCAATAAAAACCTTGCATTCAAACCATCAATGTTTTTACCAAAATTTTTGAAAATTGGTTGTAAAACGCTATCAAAAGTATTAATTAATCTTTCAAAAGCCTTCTGATTAGCATCAATTGCGTCCTTGAATGTTATATTGTCAGATAATTGGTTAAGTAATAAATCAATATCGGATACTGTTTTTTTGATAGTTTTTTTCAAGTTGATATTTAGTTCTTTGAATAATTTTTCTAAATAAAACGTCTGCGATTCAAGTCTTGCTCTAAATAGCTCATCTTGTTCAACTATTAAGTTGCCTGTTATCTCGTCTATCTTCAATAAAGCATCTTGAACAGCATTCGGTAACTGATTGAATTCCTCCCTTACCTTATTGTTGGCATCTAAGATAGATAATTGCCCCGTTCTGAATTTCTCAACCAAATCAACTTGCTCTTGTGATAGTCCCGTAGACTTAACTTGTAAGTCCAATTGCTTTTGCGCTATCTCTAATTCATTCAACAACTTAGCTGTTCTAATCTCAATCAGTGAGATTTGTAATTTCAGTGCCTCCTCCTGTGCTTCAAACCGCTCCTTATCGGTTTTAAAAGCATTGCTTGCGATAGCTTGTTGTGATTGAATAGAACTCTCCAAGTTGCCAATAGTGTTATTTACTGCTATTTGCAGTCTTTCAAACTCCCGTTGTAACTTGCTTATCTCCTTACTTAACTTAAACGCCTCAGTGGCTGATACGTTTAAGGCATCTTTGAACTTGCCCGTAAACAATAACGCCAATTGGCTTGCTATTGCGTTTACAGCCCCCAAAGCTCCCGCACCTGTGTCTTTCAGGGTATTAAACGTCCCGCCAAGTCCCTGTGCAACCGCTTGAATGCTTGATAGTGCCACTAACAATAGTCCCAATACCCCTGCTTTCCCTATATTTTTCAAAAAATCTAAAAAACTTTTTAGTTTACTTTGATTATTTTTTAACGAATCGCCGAACTTATTAAACGCCTCCTTCATCTGCCCCGCCGCATCTACCACAATATCCGCCCGTTCATCTAATCCCGTAAGTCCCTTGATATTTTCAGAAATCTGTCCCTTCACTTCCTTGAATGCTTCAACAATAGCTACTTTATAACTACCGACTTGCCTTTGAAACTGCCCTACATTGGCATCTATCTGCTTCAATGCAGTATCCAACTCAGTAATTTTTGGCTGAATTTCAGCAAGTTGCTTCTTAATTTCAGCAAGTCTTTCAGGATTGTCTCCTGATAGTTCTAACTGCACAGCCTCCGCTGCTAAATCTTTGAATTGATTACGTAATATTTTTAGCTGATTATCGAGTTGTTTATAAGCTCCTATTTGCTTTTCTGTGGCTTTTGATATACCTAATTCCTCCTTTGCACGTTCCTTTGCCTTCTTAATTAGTTCTGATTGTACTAATTTTTCTTTTTCTTTTAAAACCAAATCATCAAAAGAAAGCTCTTTTTTCTTCTTATCAAGCTCATTAAGTTCTTTTTGTGCCTTTTTTTGCGTTTCATTTATAATTTTTTGATTTTCAGCAAGTTGTTTTGATAGGTTTAATATTTCCTCAATACGTTTTATTAGTTCCTCATTAGATTTTGTCTCTTTATCAAGCTCAATAAGTTTGATTTTGGCAATTTCTATATTTTTTTTTTTGAGTTCTTCGAGAGTTTCAATTAGCTTAATAAGACTCTCTCTTGCCTTCTCAAATGGGTCGCCATCGAATAAGTCCTCAAACTTAATTTTATTTACTTCCATTCTTTACAATGTTCTCAAGTTCAATAATTTTAATTTCAAGTTCATTGATTTTTGTTCCAAACTTATTTAAACATAGGTTCAGTTGGTCAATCTTGGTCTCCAAACGGTCATAAACCTCTTTTTCTCGGTTTATAGCACGTTCAATACTATTTTGATAGGATTTCCAAAGATAATAAATAGCCATTATTAACAATGCATATAATGGCATTTTATTTAGGTCTAACTCGTTGATTATCTGTAAGTATATCATAATATTAACAATTTTGACTGCTTAGAATATTAATTAATTTCGTTTCAAATGAAAATGAACAGAAATTACGTTTATAATGCCATGTTGGGTCTATGGAGGCAGGGGGAATTATCTTGTAGATACCACTTAAAACATTATTAGTGTCATTTACTTCAATAGTCCATTCATTTAAGACTAAACCAAACTTAATCAATTCAAACTCATACCGGTACATTTGTTTAATTTGTACTAAAAAATTAGTCAATATCTTTTGATTAGCGGGCAATATCTTGCCGCTTGCAAGACTAACTTCCTCACGCTCAACAGAATAACTTTCTTTTTGTAAAATACCATCTAAACGAAATCCCATAATTACGGGATAATTTTTAAAATCGAAAGTAGATACACTTTTGTTTGCTTTAAATTCAATGTAAACCGTTTTGTTTATTAGTGATAAGTTATTGGTAAGACAATAAGTTGGACTTATTGGATTACCGTTTGCTTCAAATACATACTCTCCTAAACCATATTGAGTAAACACTAAATTCCAATCCACTGTAAATACTTGATAACCTAATATACTATCATAATCATAATACTTACCTAAGGTATCATCAACAATGTTAGCAATAACTACTCCGTCTTTTTTTAGCGTAATTAAATGGTCATCATCATAGAATAATGCAGTCTTGTCGGTAATGTAAACAATTCTTGGTTCACAACAAGTATAATCAACATTAGTAATATCAGGAAGTGCCTCAGGCTTGGGATATACATAGAAGGAAATTTTTCTTGACAAGGTACTATCTTGATTAGGTGTCAGGGAGTTTTTGGCAAATAAAACGTAAATTGTAACGTCTCCGGGTTTGGGTGGGATAAAATAGAAGTTATCGCCGATTTGTTCGGTGAATATTTTTTTGTTTGTTGAAGTATAAAGACTACCGGTGCCATACATATAGCCCATTGTGTTGATGTTATCACTATCAATATGTACATATTTCAGTGATGCTACATGGTCAAACGTATCATGGGGCAATGATGTAACACGTAGGTAATAAATCTCGCCTACGGTCAGGGTGCTTACAGAGTTGTTGGAAAGGTCAAAGATGCCTACAATGTTATGGGGGAGTAATACTTGCCCGCATTTTAGATTGTCATTAATTAGTTTAATGCTATTTGAATCGTGTATAAATGTACCCGCTGCGTTATTGTAGGTATATTCAATTTTTATTCTGATAGATATTTCTAAATAATTAAAAAAATCAAAGGATTGACCATTGTTGGGTAGGAGGGGGTTGTAAAATGCTCCATCATTGGGTTGTAAGGGTAACCAATACTCCCTGCGGTGTACCACAGGAACTAATATGGTTAATTGGTCATTATTTGTAACAATAGAAAACGTTGTGTAATTATTAGTATCAGGGTCTCCCTGTGTGGGTAACTTATAATCAATGATTGGGTAACCTGTGGTGGTGAATTGGTGTCCTGATAGGTTGGCTTGGTATTGCTCTAAAATAACGTCATAATCATTGTCTTTGATTGTTGCTTTTATGTTGTTAATATAAACGTTGGTAAAGTTTAATTGTATTGTAAATGCAACCCTTGCGGTTTGGTAGGAAGTGATTGCTCGTTTGTCTATATCAAAGGTTTCATATGGTACAAACGATTCAGATAAGAAAGTAAATATAGGGTTGGGGGTGGGGGGTGGCGCAGTGTATTCTTTTTCAAAGATTTTGTGAGAGATGGCGAAACCTTGATTGATGGTAGTGGTATTATTATAGTTAGTATCAATGACTACATAACAAGCAAGCCCTTTGAATTGTAATAAGTCGGTAAAGCGGGGGGTTAGGTTGAAGTTACAGGTGTATAACCAATCGGGACCTGCGGGGGCTATGGTCATGGAAGTGATTTGAACCAATTGGTTAGGTAGGGTGGATAAGGTGGGGGTGGTTAAATTATTGAAAAAAGCAAAGGTTACGCCCCAATTGTATTGATAGTCTTTATCTAAGTCAAAATCTACTCCATCAACAGGCATCCGTTGGAATACGAGGTAGATGATGTTATTAGAGTTAGCTTGTAATGGGTATTTGAACTGTAATGTTTGAGGTAATGTGTTGAATAATAATCCTGCGCCGAAGTTAATAACTATATCATAAGGTTTAAATGGGGGTAATTGTCCATTGCCGAGTTCATCATAGTACCCAAATTGAACCAATTCAAAAGAATTATCCGAACGTAACTCGCCATCGGTTTGGAACAGTTTGGGTTGGAAAGCAAAGGAGTAATTGAATAATGCACGTGCATTGCCGCTAATATCCCTGAGTAAATAGGGGTTAATATGGTGGAAGATAAGTTTAATAAATGGTAAAAAAAATAAACCTGTTGCATTCTGTATATCATTGCGATTGGCTAAGTGGTTACCAAAAAAAAATTGCCCTACATAAATACCATCAGTGCCTGTGTCGTTTCCATATGCAATATTATCAGCAATAAATGCTCCGTTGAACTCAAATATGTTCTTATCAATTTGTTTAAACAATGGTGCTGCGTTTAGGGTGTTGGTAAATCCTTGTGTATCATTGCCATAAGTATAATATCCTTGCTCGTAATTACTTATCTTATTGATATAACTATTAGCAGAGATATTATCAATAATAAATCTAAATATTTCTCCTTCAAATGCGTTGGTAAGCTGTTTAGATACATAGCATTTAACACTTGTTGCAATAGTATAGGGGGTATTGATTTGAACAACATAATCACTTATCTTATTAGTTATGGTTCTATCAATAGGAATACCGTTGCCTAAGTTAATGCGGATATTGTTGCCATTATCCATATTTTCAAATACGGGCAAATCTGCTTCTAAAAACAAGCTATTGCCATTGTAGTTAGATAGCTCACACTCGCCGCCTACTATTATTCTTACTATTAAAGATATGTTTGCAATTTGGCCAGCCGCAAAATAGGCATTGTTCTTTAAACTTTGAATACTAACAAATGGAGTAATATTAAACATGGTTGAACTGATTAAGTAACTTTACGATTTTTTGGAAATTATCATTTAAACCTTCAATTTTTTTTAATTCCTTTTGAAAATCATCAAAAAATGACTGCATTTCTTGATAAGATTTCAATAATGTATTGAAGTTCTCTTCTAATTCCTTAATTTTTTTCTCAATTTCAAATAATTTTTGTTCCATTGTTATTGTCCTTGAATAATTTACGTTTCCCTTGCAAATTTAATTCAGAATTGTTTACATTATATTCAATTTTTGTGATTTGATAGATTTTATTTTCAATGGAAAATGCTTGTAGGTCTATGATTTGGGTTAAACTATCATAACAAACTTTAGTTTTTATCTCAATGAATTCCCATACATACCTTTCTGAATAGTTGTCATATACAGCTTCAGCATTTACAACGTTATTGTTATTAATTGCAATTTTACTGCCATCAACTAAACATAACTTATCTACTCCCCAAGTATCTCCTTCAACCAATAAGTTACCGATTCGGTTTGAAAAATTTGCGGATAAGTCAGGTTTGTCAAGTGGTTTGATGTTGATGTTAATACGTTTGATATTAATACCGATTTTGTTTAGATTTTTTATGATATTGTTAAAAAACTTAATTACGCCATTGATAGCACTAATTGCCGCATTAATAGGAGTAACAATTAATGCAATGGCTTTATCCAATAATTCTAACAAGTCTTTTAAAAGATTTTCAACTGCTAAAAGTTTATCCTTGCGTTTAGCTCTTGCCACGGGCAATTCAAAAACCTTAGCATCTCCGTGTCTGTTGAACAATACTTGACAGGAATTGGGCGTAGGTATGTCCCAACTGTTGGCATCGCCGCCGTCATAACTGAAACGTATCAATATACTGCTCGGGCAATCGGATAGGTCAATGTATTTAGCAATTATGGTATAATCTTCAATACTGTAAGCATTGGTTTGATTAGGGTGTCTTTCAAAGTAAACAATATTGCCTTTAACATTTAATTTTACATTATAATATTGCTCGAATAGCCTAATTAACTCTCTAAGTGTCCAATTATTACGTACTATATTACTATTTGCATCAGTTATAGGGATAATGCTAAGTGGGTAGGGTTCAGGATAGGGTAAATATTGATAGCCTATTTTGTTGAAACCTGCGGAGATGGCTTGTTGTAACTTAAATGATATAGTGCTTTTTTGTTGGGGTATACTAACATTGATAAAATCTCTAATTAATTTAGCAATAGCAACAATATTAATACCTGCGTATAACACTTCAAAGGCAATACCTAAGGCAACATTGATGGTAAAGGGATTAGAGGTGGCTACTGCAATATCCTTAGTTATCTCCTTGACTATATCAGTAAGTATATAGCTACTAACCAATATCATCAACAATAATGTACCCTGTGCGTGTCTATCAGGTACGTTACTGTACTGATAATCAACGGTTTGGGTTTGAATATCGTTATTAGTTATTAATGATTGAACAGTTACGTTATCGATTAAATCAAATATGCTTGTTACACTGTTATCTCTTGTTACACTTACTGAGATGTAATCACAGTTAGGGTGTACATTGTGGGTATTGCGGAATGATATATATCCCTTGTAAATAGTATTGTTATCAATTAGTAACTCAAAGGGTATCTTATCGAATACTTGTTGGTTAAGTATCTTGTTAATAATTAGGTCTTTGGAAAGACCTGTTAATGTGAGGTTACCTATATCAATATCAATAGTGTCTCCCTCCCATTGTAGGGTAATATCTTGCTGAACAATATCGTCAAAAGGTTGGGTATCTATTTTATATTGTATCATGAGCGTGTATAATCAATAATTACAGCGGCGTGATAGGCATTAAATTTTAAATTCAATTCTTGTTCAAAAGAGGCTGTGATGTTTGGGGTAATGGTCATATCGTTGATGGTTAGTAATGCTGAGGGGGTGTATCGGTTAAGGCTGTTGAGAATGGTAATTGCTAAATAGGAAGCAGCTCGGGTGGCTTGTCTGTGTGCATCATAGATGGCATACTGTACGCATATCGTTAGTTGACACTGTACGTTACCCGTGTTGTTAAGGAGTTTGATTTCGTTGTCAATTAAAAAAAAGGTAAAGCCTTCAAAAGGTAACCTGCTGATGACATCAACTAAACGTTCATTGTAATATACATTTGGTTTTTGAATAAAAAAATAGTCTAACGGAGTAGGAATAAGGGTATCAACAGTGATGGTGTTGGATTGTATATCAGTTACAATTGCTTCCTGATTGTTGTAAGTAATAGTTATCCCATTGAATATCCATTTGGGTTTACTTATGATATATCCATTGGTTAAGTATTGCTTAATATGTACCTTATTGCAGATATTATCCACTACTTGCTTGATTATCATCTCTACCTCTTAGTATCTTTAACAGTTGTAACATATCAACATTCTGTGATTTAGAGCGTTCTTTGAACTTGTCTCTTAGTGATTGTATGTACTTCTGATTGTACTTATGTTTATACTTTCGTTTTTTCATTTTTTAAATTGTTGTTAATCAAAGATATATACGACTTCCATTCTCCAATGGTTACGTCGTTGTTTAATTTTAGTTTTAGATAGTTCTCGATAGCGGCTTTTTCATCGTAAAACGATACTTGCTTGCTTTCAAGTTGAATACTTTCCGCAATTGCTTTCAAGCTACTTCTGCCCTCAATTACCGATTGTAGGTATAGTCTTGCTTTTTTTTTCTTTTCATTTAAGTAATCTACTGCTTCTTCGGATAATGGGTAGTAATTGATAGCGTCAACCATAGTTTTAAATGCAAAAGGCTGTTCAAGGTAACTTGCCTCGTTGTATAGCCATCGAGCGGGTCGGTTAGTTAGTCTTGAACTTACTGAGTATAGTCTTAATACTATGCTCAATAAGACCGACTTTAATACGGTCATTATTGCCTTTAATAATTGTGTTAAGTGTGATTTTAGCAGGTTGAAAAGCATCAGGGTATAGTGTAAGTAGGTTGTCATTGCCTTTGATAGTGTTTGCATAGGTGATGATTTCTTTTTGATTTACTTTAAATCGATAACTATCGTATAGTTTACCTGTAAGTATCAAGTTAAAGGTGGTTACCTTGCCTCCTACGGATAACTTATAAGGTTCATAGACTTCGGAGTAGATACCATATCTACCTTTGCGTTTGGATTTAGTCCGCAAGATTTGCCCACTGCCTCCGATACCTAAGTCATAAAGTTGAAATTTGGTCAAGGCATCCTTATAATAAGGATACCTGTCCAAATATATGGCTATTACAGTATGGATATTAACAATGTTCAAACGCATTAGGTTGCAGTGGTGGTGTCTTTGTTGTTAGGGGTCTTTGCGAAGGGTGCTTTAATACCGTTGAGCTTCTTAATGTAAACAACATCGCCTGCTGTAATACCTGAACCTGTATAGTCTAAGGTAATTACTTGGGTATTGTTGTTGTAATTAACATTGTTAATGGTCAATGTTACATCGGTAGATGTGGTGGTATTACGCATTGTGATGGTGAAAGGGGTGTTATTGAAGTCGTCGTTGTTGATAGATAATCCTCCATAATTGTTATCGAAGGCATATAACTTGAAGGTAACATCGGTTAAGGCTGTATTGACAGTAAGGTTGGTGTAATACACTTGCGTAGGTGCGTTATTGATTAGGTCAAGTACAGTAGATTGGAAACTATCTGTTACAACCATAGTTTCCTCTTTGAACAACTCAAACTGCATGGTAATACGCAATTGGGTGACTGTGGTGTCCGTTGCGAATTGTAAAATGGCATCAATGGTATTGCGGTCGATGGGTATTGGTTTGAACTGAGTTCCGAGCAGGTTGGGGTCATTGGTATAACCTAATAAATTACCATTGCGGTCTATTAGATAAACTGATGATTTACGGCATCTTAACCTTTCAAATGCACTTATTTGTGCATAAGTGGGTTTGGTGATGATATAGGTTAGACTACGTTGGGATTGTCGAATAAATATCCGACTACCGTCCTCGAATTCTTGAAATGTGCTATCAGGCTTATCGGCAACAACATTAACCACTTTTGGAGAGATAACAGCAAGTCCGTCATCTATCAAGTTAAATAAGTTATTGGGAAGCCCATTTGTTCCATAAGTTAATTTCGATTCGTCCACGAAAATCATGGAACGAATCACACTGAAATCGGTTACGCAATTAGGTGAACCGAGTGGTATAAAGGGTTGATTACAGCAACTCATATTTTTAAATTTTAAATTATTGATTTCCTTAAAGTCAAACAATTACATAAACAAAATTCAGGGTAAACAAGACTGTTTTGGCTTATATACTTACGCAATTCCTCTGCATAATATATGCCTTCGTCCCAAATGCTATCCAATGCAATGTTAGCGGAGGGGGATTTGTCGGGGGAAATGTTGCCTTGCGGGGTGGGAGTGCTATCAAGATGCTTGGAAATGCGGCAGTAGGTAAGTCTAAGGATTGCGGGGTATGAATAGGGGTTGAGTTGGATAAAGCGGGGGGCTTGGGGGTTGCCAAAGGGGTCAAGGTCTGCATACATTACCTTGCCAAGTTCTCCCATTGTGTAAGTAAACATTTCCTTCTCTTCCTGCTCAATGATTTGGTTGAGCTTGGGGGTTAGGGTGGGTACTACAATGGGTAGGGAGAACTTGCCAATGAAGTCTTGTTGTTTTAAATAGTACATTATGGTTGGTTATAATTAGCAATTTCAGAATTGATAGTACCAAAGATTACGCCGCCGGAGTAAACATTACGGAATATGATGTGTCCACGCATTGATAAGTGCAAGCCAACCGTTCCTGATGCGTTTTCTGCATGGGAACCGGGTTTTATCTCTGCAACAACGTTACGTAGTAATCGTATTTGAACTGCGTCACGGTCAGCTAAGATGTATTGTGTGGTGGGTACGTGCAAGGTGGGTATTATGGTTGGGAGCATTTGGGTGAGTCCGTAGAGTTGCATGTTAGCGTCGGTCTTGGTGGTTTTCAAACGAGCAACATTGGTGGGGTGGAGGAATAAGACAGGGTTGCGTCCGAGTCTTGAACGGGTGAGTGCGATGATGTCTTCGATATGGATTAATGCAAGGTCAGCAAGGGTGGCATCATTGACTTGTGCGTTTAGGGCAGTGAAGGAAGGTGTTGCGGTACCGGGTGTGCCTGTGGTTAAGAGGGAGGTGATGACTTGGGCGTCGAATTGGTTAATCATGGCATCACGTAGTAAGGCATCTACTTCATCAAGTAATAAAGGATAGTCTTCAAGATGTGCGTCGCAGATGGAAGTCCATGCTCGCACTGTTATGGGTTTAGAAGCATTAGAGGTAACATTTAAGTCAGACTCAGGTACGGTAAAGCAACCTGCTGTTGCATTGCTGATTACGTTTAGGGTGGTGGAGGTAATATCCGAGTAGTTAATCTCACTGCTATCGGTAACACCTAAATCAAATAAGGTGTGGATATAGGGTTGTAAGGATTGGGGTATCCAACGGATAGCGGTGTCTTGGGAGTTGTTACCGTCGGCATAGGGTGCAACAATGGATTTGATTTCAAACTCAATTCGTTTACCATTATCTAACTTGTTGGGAATAATGCCACTATCTTTAATAATTTCAAAGCCACTTTTTTTTAAGAATTTTGGCTTGAGTGGTTTGGGGGTGGGTTCGGAATGTAATGCAAACTTGTTCAGTGCTTCGTTTAGTCTTGTAAGGTCTTTTTTGATTTCAATGACCTCAGTATTAACGTTATCTACCTTAGACAGTCCTGATTCGAGGCTGTCAATTTTTTTCAAAATTAAATCTTCGTTCATATTACTGTTGTTGTTTTTTTCTTTAATTGAAATTACAGGGGTGTCGGGTTGTGCTGCCCATGCGGTTATGGTACTGACTTCAAGTAAGCGGAATTGCTTAATTAGCCTGTTCCCGTTGGGGTCATAAGAATAGTCGAGCACAAAGCCTCCGACACTGTGTTGGTTGATAGCTCCCTCTTGGTATTCAATTAGGGTGTCGTTGCCGAGCGTGGTTGGGAGGATTTTTGAGACGGCGTAGAAACCGAAATCATCTTCTCCGATTTCAAGAATCTTGCCCACGAGTTGGTTGGTGTCGTGGTTTTTGAAGTGGCGGATTTCGTTCGGGTCGAATTGTATTGATTGTGGTTGGAATATATCGCCGTGATAGTCTACGGAGTTCTTTCTAGCAAAGTAAAATGTTACTTGCCGTTGAGATTGATCTATAGATTTTATTTCAAGTTTAAGGTGTTTTTTAATAAGTTCCATATTATTATTGTATTATTAAATTGTTTGCATAATTTAAAATATCTTCCTTAGTAAGGTCTCCTTTATCATACATTTTTAAATAAATATCAAGCAGCTTATCATTTCGTTCGTTAGGAATAGATTGTTTGAGGTAACTTATATAAGCATCTGGATAGCCGAGTTTACGGAGGTAGTTTTTCAAAAGGGTTGTGATGGCTTCGCATAGTTCATCAAGCTGGGGCATTATGGTGTCCTCATAAAATCTAATACGTGCTTCACGCACATTATTGTAAGTGGTGTTGGTATTGTCTCCGATAAGTATAGAGGGAACTCCGAATGCCCTGCTAATATCTTGTAAATCACGTAGATAGAAATCTAATATGCCACTTTCATTTACGTTCATTGCGGTTTTTGTAAATTTCAAGGGGTATTTGACGAGACCGATTTTGCCAAAGTTTTCGGAACCGCCGTATTTTGTAACGAGTTCATTTTCAGCATCTTGCAATATTTTGGCATCTACATAGGTATTATTGTTGAATTCTGCGGATAATATCCCTGCAAAAATGCTGTTATCAAGGTACTTGTGCATAGCTTCGAGTGCTTTTTGGTGTCGTTCGATGATGTGAACTATGGATTTGGTTATTGGGTAAATCATAGTAGGGTCAGTGGGATGGGGGTAGTAGAGGGTTTTGGTGGCGTCGGTGTTGATGGGTTCAGAAATGGTGTCGTTAAGGATAACTAAACCTTCTTTGGTGATGGAAATGATAGAATAACCGTTGAGTAATTTTTGTTTGAAAACGGTGGAGACAAAGGATGTCCAATTCTGATTAGAGTTGGGGGATTTGGATAGGTTGATTTTGGTGTCAATGATGTTGTTTTGAGCATCAAAAAAGTGTAAAGGTATCTTAGCTGCGGAGTTGGCAATATAGTCAATACAGCAGCGTACTAAGTCAACGTTATAATAGTCTCCTATTGCCTGCTTGTATTTAGTCAGGGGGATAATGTAACTGATGTATTTGGTTTTTAAACCGAACAAGCTACGTAGCTTGTTACTTATCTTTTCGAGTGCTGTCACGGGTATCACGAATGAAGCCTAATAGGTTGATTACCATATCTATAATGAACCTAACAATACTTGCAATGCGTATTGCTTTGGTTTCAGGGTCTTTTTCAGTGAAATTGCGGTAGTTAGATAGTTTATCCGATACCAACTTTTCAAACTCAGTACGGCTGATGGGTTTGCCTTCTCCGCTACGTAGCTTAAAGTAATAGTCGTTATCTTTCTTTTCGGCAACGTAGTGGGTTGCGATTTGTTTTGCTAATTCCATGAATGAACCTTTACTAAAATCAATCTTATCTATCATATTATTCAAATGTTATATCGTCAATTTTACTAATTTCAAAAAGCTTTGCGATGTCTTGACTTGCGGCAAGGTACTCGTCTTGGTTTTTGTCATAGTGAAAGTGAATGTTCTCATCGAGCTGCAAGATTTCTTTGAGTATTTTCAATTCTTTTTCGTTGAGCTTGCCTATTTTTTTATCAAAGTTATAGTCCGTTGCCCTGCAATGTCTAACCACACTAACCCTGTTCAAATCCTTGATGTACCTTGCGGATTTCCTGATGGTGTCAAGAAGCTCAAACATAGTCTTACTGAACTTTACTTTACAGAATTTCCTAAACGGTGCGTTTTGGCAACCAAGCGTCAGACACTTAGTCCCCCCGTCGCACTCATCAGGCATCTTATCAAGGTAATCAAAAATGGTTTTACGCATGCCGCAAATGTAATAAACATAAATCAAAAAACAAAATTCAGTAAGTTTATAGGTTTCTTTTTTGCGGACTAAGATGCGGACTAATCGAATTGTTTTTAAATCTTTGTAAATCAAATAGTTAAACAGTTTTGCGGACTAAGATGCGGACTAATCGAATTGTTAAAAAAATCCGTGTAACTGTTTGATTTTCAAGGTTTTAAATGTTAATGCGGACTATGCGGACTAATATTTTTATATCTTAGGGGAAAAAATTAATAGTGAAAAAAAAATAATAATTAGTTGAATAATAATAAAAAAGCAAAAACGTTAAAAAAATAATAATCAGTAAAAAAACAGAAAAAAGAGAAAAAAAAGAAAGTTTACGAAAATCTTAGTCCGCATAGTCCGCAAAACTGTTTAAATCTTTGATTTACAAACAATTAGAGCCAAAAATTTCAAAAAATCTTAGTCCGCATCTTAGTCCGCAAAACTGTTTAACTATTTGATTTACAGCAATTTAAACAGAAAAAAAACAGTCCGCATGTTTTACTTGCGTATTTATTTGATTTTTAAGCAATTGCAGGAAACTCGTTTTTATTTTGCGGACTATGTTTAAAATGTTAGTCCGCCTGAGTGCTTAATTCTTTGATTTACAGCAATTTAAACAGCAATAAAACCAATCATTAACAACAATTTTTGTAAATTATTGATTTACACCTAATTACACAATTTACCTTAACATTTTTTAATTTATTTTTAAATTCTTGGCACACTTTTTGCATTTAACCAAATGGTTAATAAAAACTAAATTTTCTAAAAAGTATCGCTATTTTTTATAGGATTAATAAAAACAAACCTATTTTTTAAGCCTGTTTTTTACCCCCGTTTTTATAGGTATTTTCAAAGAAATGACACTTTTATTGAAAATATTTCAAAATTTTGTTATAAGTATATTTACTTACGTATTAAATAAGTAAAATTGCGTATTTTTAAAATTCTTGTTTTATTGCTAAAAAATTGCTATTATATTTGCAAAAATATTATTATTCATGAAAAAAGCATATTTAGTTAATCCATTAACAGTAAAGCCAATAGATTATTCTATTGATAACGACACAGTTACTATTCAATACGATGGGCATGCTACTGCTATTATTATTGATAACTTTTTAAAAAACTATTATCATAATTACGGCAAACTACCCATGTTTGAAAAATATGTTATCGAAAAGCCAAACTCAATATTAATGTTTGATAAACTTGCATTTTACAAAAATTTACCTTGCCAAACATTGGGCTCTTTGATTAAATTAGGGCTAATTGATTTTACCATTAATGAATAACAACCAAATAGATTTAGTTAAGCAATTTATCCACGATGAATACCCTGACTTAGCAATAAGGGACATCGTCAGGTACACCAACGAATGCTGTAACATATACCCTGATGATACCATGCACGAAGCCTTCAATAAGATTAATAGCTTGATGGCTCACGTTCATTTTAAAATTCCCAAACAAAAAGTATCCATTATTAAAATCCCCCTTGATGCAACATCTCGTTACTATTACCTACTCAGGGCAATACAGTATTGGTTATATTGGTATGATAGCGATATGCACAAGGAAGGTAACTATTATTATGCCTATCATAACGGTTACTATCATAAAATCCCTAATGAAAAGCTAATGTATGTAATATACGAGCTATTGCATTATTATGGAGACGTTAACAAGAGCGACACTTCGCTATCATCTAAACTTGCAGAATTTAACATATCAGGATATTTGAAGGAATTCCCAAAAGGTTATACCTATATAAATACCAAAGACAAAATATTAGCCATATCCTACGATGGTATAAGAATATTCGATGCTCCTCATGAACGTAGATATTTCTTCAAGTATAAACTCCCCGTAAACTATGATAGTAACGCAACCGAGTTCAAATACCTTAATAAAATCTTTGACAACCTCCACCCCACCGACTTGCTTTCCATTCAAACATTCCTTGCCTCCTGCTTATTACCTACCATGAAAACTGAAAAGTGTCTGTACATATTCGGTAAAGGAGGAACGGGTAAATCCACTTTTGCGGAAGCCATCAGAGCGTTATTCACATCTGAATTAGTCAGCTCGGTATCTCTTGAAAACATCTCCCATGACCATAATATGATTTTTTCAATGAAAGAAAAACTGCTTAACATTTCCAACGAAACTTCTTTGAAAGCTGTTGATTTTGAGTTATTTAAAACCATTGTTTCCAAAGAAAAGAGACAATTCCGCAAACTCTACTCAATGCCTGAGGAGATATCAGAATATCCCCGTCAAATGATTATTAGCAATAACTATCCTAATATCGATGCAGAAGGAGCAATTGCAAGGCGTTTAGCAATCGTAGAATTCGCAAAATCCCCTGAGAAACTTGACGTTGGTTTACTTGATAAGATTATTCAGCACGACCTACCTGCATTATTTAATTGGATAATTCAAGGCATCACACCATTAATCAATGAAGGCGTAATTACATCAAAATCAACAGAAAAAATTATCGAAGAAATCAAAGGTATGAGTTCTATTGGCGTTTTCATTGAAGAAGTGGGTTTTAAAATGTTTGACTTAAACGAGCCTATTAGGTTCAACGAATTTTACAAGGCTTATTCCGACTTCTGCAAGGAAAGACACCTGAGAGCGGATAGCAACAAAATTTTTTCGAGAAAATTGCAACATGACTACGGATTTGAAGTATATAAATATGGGCACGATAAACATACGTTTATTCGTTTGAAACGCAAGCAATGAAATGGAGCTTCGACAAGAACAAAAAACACCCCTGTCCTGCCTGTCATAGAAAAACTTTTGTCAAATTAATCGATGGACACGGCAACTATCTCGCTGATGAATACGGCAAGTGCGATAGATACAATAAATGCGGGTACAAAAAATATCCCCCGCAATCTATTGAGTTTGATACCCATTGCCTCCCGGTGAAATACCTATCCAAAATCGTTGATAACAACTTATACAACAACGAATTACTATACTCATTAAATAACCTCAACCTATTCGATACCAAATCCTTATTCAAAACATTTGAACTGTACCGAGTTTATACTATTAAGCACTCTACCAACCCCTTCATTGAACCCTACTACCGCTCCCCCGTCTTTTTTTTCTTTGAAAAAAGAGGAGATAGACCATTAATATACTATGGGCAAGTGGTTAAGTACAACGGAGTAAACCGTTCCAAAACTATCCCCCCGCATAGCATTACTAAACTACTCAAACATTTAATAACCAATGATTTAACATTTGAAAAATACTTAAATGACTACGAAAATGCACCCAAAAAACGTAAAGTAATGTTTGGTTGGCATCTATTAAGGCAATACAATAACTTAAACCATATCTATATCGTAGAATCACCCAAGACTGCCTTAGTCTGTACTGCTTACTATGGACTTCCTGAGGATACCAATGCAGTTTTTTTAGCAACAGGCGGCAGTAGCATTGATTATGATATACTCTACAATTTAATCAACATGAATCCCAATTACTCAATAACCCTTATCCCTGATTGTGATAAGCAAAATAAATTTATAAACGATTGGAAATCAATAATTAATAGAATACCTTCACGTAACTTATTGGTTATGGATATTCAAGGCAATGATGGTGAGGATATAGCGGATTTAATTATTCAAAAAAAAGCACCTATTTTATTTAGTAAATAATTTAATATATTTTAACAAATATTATTTTGACAAATCAAAAAAAACCTTTTATCTTTGTAATCAAAAATTATGCAAAAAGAAATAATTATTCATCAAAGAAGGCATTTGCATATAGCTAAATACGTGGATAACGTGCTAAGCGAGATGATAACTAAAGGCGAGGACATAAGTGCTACAACATTCATTCTTGATAGACTTGGAAAAAAAACCATAGTCTACGGCAATGATATATGGGCATTTGTGTCCTTGAATTTTTTCAAAAATATGATAAAATTTAAATATATAACCATTAATGTTAATAAACATGAAGGAAATCGAAGCAATCAGCAATGATGCCTTTTTAGTTAAGGCAAGAGAGTATCTGCAAAAAAGCGGGGCGTTAAACGGGAACTTCAATCAGACCGACATTGAAATGTTCCTGACTTACTGCAAGGAATTAAAACTGAACCCATTTATGAATGAGGTTTACGCATTTATTACAACCGATAACTACGGCAAGCAGCAACTTAAAACAGTCATATCTTACCACGTTTACCTACAGTGGGCGGAGCAGAGTGATAAGCTCGACGGTTGGGATTACGAGTTTATGGGAAACGGAGAAGACTACCGCTGTGTAGTAACGATTTATCGCAAAGATTGGAGCAGACCATTCAAACACACAGTCTATCTCTCTGACTGCGGTGTAATTGCAAAGAAAGACGGTACTGTTTACTCACGGTTTAAGAAAGGCATGGAAAGGCACATGCTCATGAAAACCGCAGTAAGTCAAGCAATGCGTTTGTGCTTTCCTAATCACATGAATTCCCTACCCTATACAAGGGAGGAGATGTTGTATTATAACGATGAGTCCAACGGCAATAACAATGGTAATGGTAATGGCAACAACCATAATAATAATCAATCCATTATTACAAGACCCAATGATGAGTTCAATAATGACAATCTATGGGTAGATAACGAAACGGGAGATGTATATCCATTTATCAAACACCCTGATGTTATTAAGTCTTGCTACTTAGCTATATTTGACAAACCAAACGCAAGACCATTCTTGAATGCATTATTCAAGTCAAACAAAGACTTGTATAATAGCATTGTCAAATGTATTAAGAATGAAGCAAAAAAAATCGTGTTTATCAACGATTTAGAAGCATACAATGACCACGATATTTTGTTGAATGAATACAATAAATTAAAAGGAATTAACAACAATAACAATAACAACAACAACAATAATAATAATGAAAAAACTAATGGCAATCAAAGCAATTAATGAAATCATGGATAATTACCGTGATGGAATTAGCAGTGTAACCGACACAATGATTAGATTAAAGGAGATTGAAACACTCCTTGAAGAATGTATGAAGGAAATCAAACCAAAAGTGATTGAATTCTTGGAAGATAACAATAAGACATACGACACTCACAACTATCGGTTCAGTATTAGACCACGTACTACATACGATTACAGCCACATTGAACCGATTAAACAAACCGAAGCTCAAATTGAAAAATTCACTACTTACCTTGATGGACTTAAAGATATTGCTAAACGTGGTGGAGGTATTGATCCTATCTCATGTGAAGAAATCCCAAAGGCAAACATAAAAAAACAAGATTACAATTTAATTATAACTAAAATAAAATAATATGAATAGAAAAGAAATAATCCAATCAATTAACAAAATTGAAGAATTATTTATTGATGTTATAAATATAATAAAAAACCAAAATATAGAAAGAGGATATTCAATAGAGTTTAATACTAAACAAGGTGTGCTAATAGAAGATACTATTGCAGGAGAATATAATTTTTATAAATATGAACATTATATTATATTAAGGGATTTGGCAACGGAAATTTATAAATTCATGAAAAAAATTTCAAATATAAAAAACAGAAATTTACATACTTTATGTATATATTATTGCTATAATGTTATAAATGTTATTGATCGTTTATTAAGAGACAAATTATTATTCCCCATATTATCATATTTATTAGGTAAAACATCTAACAAAAATAAATATATTATAGAAATTAATTAAATTTAATATGTTTAATAATCAATTAACTTACAATAGATATTTAGAGTTTATCAAAACCAAAGCCTCCGAAAGTTTAAACTACCCTAAATACCTGAACGGCTTTTTTTTGATAAGAACCACCGAAAAGTTCGATGATAAATATTCTGACTTCTGTTTTTTTGTGGAAAACGGTATCAGAAAGGAAATCTTTGCCTGCACTACCCGTGCAGGCGGGTTTTATGTTTATAATCCGATAACCTACGGTGGCATTACAGGCGTTGCTGTATTGAAGGAGGGCTACTATCCTAAGACTTGGCAAGCCATTCAAACCAATAGATTTGGTTTCAAGTCTATTGAGTTATTACAAGTTAGACCTGTGATAGTTGGTAGGGACGGTAATCGTAACGATACCATTGACTACACACATACTCAGCAGGGTTACTTTGGTATTAACTTACATATCGGCGGGTTATACACACAGTTAGTTCATCAATGGAGTGCTGGATGTATTGTTGTTCCAAAGGAGCAATATACCACACTTGAAAGCATGTTAGAATTAGGCAAGTTGTATGATATTTATTTAATTAGTGTTTAAATAATTTTTATGAATAAACAAACTATTCCCTGATTTTAATTTTTTTGAAATATGAAATATTTAGAAAAAATACGTTTAATTAGCAATAGACTATCTAAGCAGTTCCCTAATAATAACATATTGAAACTAGGTATAAAACAATTAGATATATGAAACATAAAGAATCAGAATTACAACGTGCTTGCTTGAAGTATTTCAAACTAAAATACCCTAATATTTTAATTTTTGCAATCCCTAACGGCGGCAAGAGGGATATAGTAACTGCTTCTATTATGAAACGTGAAGGGGTAGTTAGGGGTATTCCTGATTTATTCATAGCCTACCCAAACGGCAAGTATGCAGGTATGTTTATTGAATTAAAGGTAGGCAATAACAAGCCCACTAAGCATCAAATGGAAATCATGAAGCAACTTGAAAACGCAGGGTATTGTGTATCAGTGTGTTACACTATTAATGAGTTTATTTACAAGGTAAATACTTACATCAAAAAAGAACATTTAAAAAATTAGAAAGATATATAATGAAAAATAGAGTAATATACCTAAGCGGTTCAATCACTAACGACCCTGATTATATCAAAAAATTTGAAATATGGAAGCGGTCATTGAAAAACCGATATCCCAAAGCTATCGTCAAAAGTCCCCCTGATTTTGTTATTATCAAAAACGGCACTGAAAAACAAATATGGGCAGACGCAATGGTTCAGTGCTTAGATGTATTAAAGGAATGTACGGATATATTTATTATCCCTGAAAATACTCAAAGCAAAGGCAGGGATATTGAAATAATGTTTGCTGATTATTTGGGTTTGAATTTTATTTCTTATTACGATTTATAAATAAAATTCCTGAAGGCTTTAATTATGTAATTGATAATGCTTGTTATATATTTAAACAAAAAGAGGATTTAGACAGGTTTAAAATGTTAATAAATTAACAAACATGAAAAAAGCCTACCATAATAGTAGGCTTTTTTAAAATCAAAACTAAATTTATTGATATATCAACTCTTTTAAGTCTTCTATTTTGCGTTTAATTTCCTTATAATCATTCAAGTCATGTTCGTTTTCAAAGATATAGCCACTATAATATTCAGGTAGATTGTATTTAGGATTACTATCAAACCAACCAAACTTTCCTTTCATTTCATAGTAAACAATATAAACAAAACCATTGGGTACTCTGCTTACGCGTGCAAACCATTTTCCTTTATTAGCTAATTCTTTTAATTCATTTTCTAATAATTGTAATTCTGATTTTGCTTTTTCTTTAATTATATTATCATTTAAAACTTTTTCTTTTGCCGATTCATATTCCTCGCAAACCATTACGATTTGAGTTGCGTTATAAAAATACTCCTTTTTTCTGTTTTTACCACGTTTTTTACCAATATGATGGTATTCAAGTAAATCTTCATGAATAATTTTTCTGAGTACTTTTAAAACCAATTCTTTATCATCCCCTGTAATTCGACTTATAATACTAATCAAATCCCCCTCTGAACGTTTCGCAGGGTCTTCAAGAGCATCAAAGGCTCTTTTAGAATAATATTCGGTAAAGCCCATGTACTCTTCGGGTCTCCATACCCCAACAGAATAGTTGTCGTAACTGTCTCTTACTTGACCTTTGAAAAACTCTTTTAATTGACTTAAATTTTCCATTTTTCCTTTCTTTAAAATTTATACTACAAAGATATAGTGCAATTCAATACGTGTCAAGAAAAATAATGTTAAAAAATCTTAATAAAAATGTAATTCACTGATTTACAATAAAATAAATTTATTTTTCTAAATAAAAAAACCGTGCATTAAGCACGGTCAAGCAAACCACAATGACGGATTACACAAACGCAAATCCCTTGCACCCTACTATCTGCCCTTTATCATTACGCACCGTTTGGTCGGGTACGATAAAGTCACGTCGTTTAAACGTCTCAGCCACTACACGGCTGACAATGTAAAACGTATCAGTGTCTGGATTGGGTAACGGCGTTGCTTCGTCTATTGTATAAGACACACTGGACAATGGTATCCCATTGATGTCTCCAATAACATCCCGCTTTTCGATAAGCCGCAAAGGCTTATCGGAGGCAGGCACAATCAAGATAACATTCCCATCTTTATCAACGATATTAACATCGTGGGGGGTTACCATAAAATCAAATATTATATTTTTTTAAATAATAAAAATCAAAACCAGGATATAGCTTATTTAAAGTTTTGAAAATATAAATACATTCTTCTGCTTTTTTTTGTTTGTTCAAAACTTTTATATATCTTTCTAATTTTTTAAATGTTCTTTTTTTAATTAATAGAAATTTCTTATTTTTTTTTGATGCAAGATAATGCCTATACATAATTATATCTGCAAGACAAGTTATCTCAAACATATTATTATAGATAATATAATAATCTTTATACGCTCCAACCAATATCTCCTGAATGTCTTCCCATGTTTCCCATTCATAGAGCTTGATATTTTCTTGAAGTTCTTCTAAAATTTCATTTAAATTTTCCATTTTTCCTTTCTTTAAAATTTATACTACAAAGATATAGTGCAATTCAATACGTGTCAAGAAAAATAATGTTAAAAAATCTTAATAAAAATGTAATTCACTGATTTACAATAAAAT